TCGATGAAATCGAGCTTGTTGTGCAGCACCGAGGGCGCACTGCCAACCACTGCCACGCGCTTACCGCGCAGGTAGTTCTGCACTTCGGCGAAGGTGATGAAGTCAGCCAAGGCGCGCCCTGAATTCCACCGCCGCCCGCTCGATCGCCTCGCGCCCGGCGTCGTCGCGCACGTAGGCAGACGAGGGCTTCGAGAGCAGCTTCGCCGGCGTCATGCAGGCGATGAACGGGTGCGGAGACTTCTCAATCGCATGCGACCACAGCACCAGCACTGGCTTGTTGAACACCTCCCCAAGTGGAATCGCGAACGAGCACTGGCCGATGACCCCAGCGGCGATCTGCACCAGGTCCAGGACATCAGCAACGCTCGTCGCATCCGACAGGTCGAGCTCGCACTCGATCGGGTAGAGCGCCCTGCCCTTGCCGATCCTCACCGTCAGGCAATCCGGCAGGCAGGAGAGCAGGTAATCGAAGACCTTGCGCTCCGGCAGCAGAGACCGCCCGAAGCCGTCGATGCGGTTCATGGGCTCGCGCCCGCCGTTCACCAGCACCACGGGGCGGCCCTTCGCTTCCGCGGTGACGTGCTCCACCAGCACACCAGGCGTGCGGTTCCACGTGAAACAAAAAGCCGTTTGTATTCCAGCACTTCGGCACACGTCCTGCCACTGCGTAGTCCTCGGGTTGTGCTTGCCGTTCGTGTAGTGCGCGATGACGTGCGCGCCGTTCTTGCTGAACGGCTCTACCTCAACCCCCGAGCCTATGAACACGTCGCGGTAGTCGGTCATGGCGACAACGCGATAGCCGAGCCCCGCGAAGTGCTCGGCTATCGGCCGCACGTAGAGCGCATCCCCGAATCCACGACCGCCCCGGATGCGCTTCGCCATGCGCGGGTCGATGACTTCGCCGGTTACTGCGTCGCGACGCATAGCGCCTGCTCAAGCGACATCTTCTCGAACAACCCGATGCTCGACTGCAGCGAGCAGTTGATAATGCGCACACCCGTCGCCCGGATGGCGTGCTGCCCATCTGTCCACGCGCGCGCGTAACTCTGCCATGCGCCAGCCTGCGTGGTCTCCGGGTGTCCGCCGTGCCAGTGCGTCCTGCCGTCCAAGGCCTTGCCATCGAATCCGAGCAGCAGCACGTTCGAGGCGCCCGCCAGGATCGCCACGTTCAACGCCTGATACCCAGATTGCCTGCCGGTCACGATGTATTGCGGATCGAGCGAGATCCCGGACCCATGCTTGTTGCCGTTCTTGTTCTTCAGCACGTGCGTGGCCTCGTCCGTGATGCGGTTCTGCTGCGTGGCGATGCTGCACTTCTGCCCGGCAAAGACCTTGAAGCATTTCGCGACCTCGACAGCCGATAGCCCAATGGCCTTCTTCTCGATGCCTCGCGTGTGCCAGTCGTGCCACTTGGCGTCCGCGGCGTAGAGCAAGTCAGAAAACGGCGCGACGAGATACGAGTCATTCACCGCGATGCAATGCAGCCGCCAGCCCTCGTGCTCGCGGCGCACAAGGTCAACTTGCTCCATCGTGAGCGACGGCCCGCCGCCGAGAATGACGACCTTGCCGCCCTTCCAGGCCGGCAGCACTTCGCTGAACCGGCTATCTGGCAGCCGGCGGAGGATCACCGCGCTTCGACCATGAATTGCCCGTATTCCGCTGCTTGTCCGGTGCCCGTTGAAATCCACTTATAGAGCACTTCGCCTGCCTCATCTGCGGAAATGTCCGCATGGAAGTTTCCGAGCGAATCGCGCACGATGTCGCCAGGGTTGTACGTGAGCGTCACGACGCCGGAGCGTTTCGACACTTCAAGTGCGACAGTCGTAGGGTCTATCTCGGTTCCGGCGGCGTTCGTGAACACAGTTTCAATTCTTACCTGGTCGCCCTTTTGATAAACCGCGATCGTCATGACGACTCCGTGATGGTTATCCGTGTCACCGTTGAATCTCCCGGGACGCTTTGATTCGCTGCAAACTCGGACAAGGTGATCACCGCACGCCTGTCCGTGGCTGTGACTGAAACGCTTGGTTGCCCTACAGCGCCGGTGCCCTGTACCCCGGTAAGCGCAATGGCGGCACCAGCGATAGGCGTCAGCGTGCCTACCGCACCAACCGCTTGCTCGCCGGTGATGGCAGCAACGATTTGCGGGCTGAACGTGCTGACTGCGCCTACAGCCTCCTGCCCGACCAACGGGACAGAAATCACCGCCTCTGTCGAGCCTGCCGCACCCGTGCCCTGGACGCCGGTGAGGGCGACGGTATTTCCGACCCCGGGACTGAGAGTACCGACCGCCCCTGCTGCCTGCACGCCGGAGAGTTCGACCACCACGTCGGTCGAGACCGACCCGACGGCCCCCGTGCCCCCGACGCCCGATAGAGCCACGTTGAACCCGGCCGTAGGCGCTAGGTTTCCTGCCGCCCCCGTACCCTCGACGCCTGTCAGGGCCGCTGAGACAGCCACGGCCATGCTGCCGGCCGCGCCTGCACCCTGAACCCCCGACAGGGCTACAGCACCGCTAGAAGTCGGCGATAGCGTGCCCACGGCGCCCGTGGCCGCGTTGCCGGCGAGCGGAGCAGACACCGAGGCAGCCACAGTCCCGGCTGCGCCCGTCGCCGCATTGCCGGCCAGCGCCGCGCTTACTGCTACACCGAGACTGCCGACGCCGCCTGCGCCACTCACGCCGGTCAGCGCGGCTTCGCTTCCTCCTACCGAGGGCGTCAGCGTGCCGACCGCGCCAGTTCCAGCCGCCCCGGACAGGCCAGCAGACGCCGAGGCGGCCATGCTTCCGACCGACCCCGCGCCTCCCACCCCTGACAGCGCGACCGAATGGCTGACCGAGGGCGAGAGCGTTCCGACGGCAGCGGTCGCCTCCACGCCGGCGAGCGGCGCGCTGACCGCGGCGTCCATCGACCCGACAGAGCCTGCCCCGCCGACACCGGACAGGGCGATGACTACCGCGACGCCGAACGCCCCGATTGCGCCGGTTGCCGATACGCCGGTCAGCGCCTCCTCTTCTGGGGCCGCCGCGCTCCACGCCCCGATCAGCTGGTCGTTCGCGCCGTTAACGCTGATCGTGAGCGTCTGGTTGCCGTGGCTCGCGCCGCGCACGGCGGTGAGCACCCCCACGAACCGATCGCCGGCGTTCGTCGCAAATGGCGCTCCGACGTTGACCGTGTGCGACTTCAGGCCCGTGCCACTCAAGGTGCCAGATGTGCCGAGCGTTGCCTGGGGCGTGCCCGCCGAGTTCACCTGGCGTAGCGACAGCGTGTAGGTGATATCCGCGCCCGTCGCGTCAATGTCGAGCGAGAGCGTATAAGCGCCCGCCGGCCACTCGGTCAGGTTCGGGACGCTCGGCTCGGTGTACCAGGCGGCTGATCCGAATCCACCGCCGGCGAGCGTGATGTCGAGGCTCGTCCCGCCTTCGGCAGCGGCCGGGGCTTTTTTGTTGTGGACCGAGCCCTGGGTGGTCAGGTCCGAGTTGGTGTCGGTGAGAACGAAGGGCGTCGTCACAGGCCCACGCTCCGCGCCACGTCGTCAGCGACCCACTGCCCGCGCCGCGTCGCCTTGAACTCCGGCAGCTCCGCGTTCGGCATGTACGGCGTGCGCTCCTGCGCGCGGCCCGGCCCGAACGTCCACACCATGCCCTGCCCGAAGTAAGGATCAGTGGGGTCGTCGGTCTTCCACACGCCGACGAGCGTGCGCTCGCCCTCGACCATCACGCCGTAGTGATCCCAGCCGGAGAACGTAACGCCGTCGAGCGTCACCTTGAGCACTCCACGACAGGGCGCGTCGTCGAATCGTTCCACGCCGCCATCCCACACCCCGAGGTCCGCATAGAGGATCGCGAGGCGCATCAGTCACTTCAAGCTATGCGGATCAGTCCGGTAGTCCCGTCGTTCGTCGGCATCGTCAACGTAAAGTCCGCCGCGGTGATCGACTGCGAGGCGAACGTGTGCACGCTCACTGCGTACTTCGTCGCGTGCGAATCGTTGTACAAGAGCGCCGCGTCGAATGCACCCGAGGAGGTGAGAGCCGTCCACGTAACGCTCGCCGAAGGGGTGACGTGCGCCGTCGTGCTATCCAGCGCCGGGGGGTTGCCCAAGGTGACAGCTTCGCCGCCCGCGACATAGTTGCCGGTGGCCGCCAGCTCGCCAGTCGTGTTGTAGACCGTGTCGCCGGCGCCTCTCGACGCCGTGGCGAGGTAGAGCGCGAGCTTGTAGGCGTCGGACGTGTTCACCGATCGCGCCGGGTTGTCCGTGCCGCCGAGGTTGTGGAAGCCTTTCAGGATGTCGCGCTTGAAGGCGCTGGTCATCGCCTGCGAGTTCGCGTAGAGCAGCAGGAACCTCTCGGCGTACGCCGCCACCGGGACCATCAGCCACCTGAAAAATCTCATCGCAGTCTCCTTGGGTTACTTGCCGAACATCGCCGCCACCGCTTCCGCCGCAACGTTCTTTTTCAAATGCACATGTGCGCCGCGCTTCACGATCTTCCCGTCCAGGCGCCACTCGCGCCACTTGGTGATCTCGTTGTCGTCCTCGAAGCCACCCTCGGTGTACGCGAGCAGCGACTCCTCCATCATGACCGGCGCCTCGTCCTCGGGCCAGCCGTTGCGCTTCAGTTTCACGATCAGAATGTCGGCCATGGATACCTCATGCAAATCGCAAATGGGCGCTCTCCGGCAAGATCAGCGATTCCGCCGCACCCAAGAGAATGCCCATCATCTTCTCGTCCCGGTCGTACATCGCCTCGACCCACAACTTGACAGCTTGCTTGAATCGTTGCGGGATCATCTGGATGTCCTGCACCGGGCTCCCGGTGCGATCGACATAGCCGGCGCGAAACACAATGCGCGCGTTGCGCGGCAGCCCGCCGGATATAGGCGCCACGCTCGGCCACTTAGAATCCGCCTCGCGCAGCTCGTAGGTCAAAGGATCGACCAGCGTTTCCGTGCCGTCAGCGTCGACTTCGTTGATCGAGGTAATCTCGATCGCCGGGGACTTGCGCAGCATGATCCTGCCGTCCGGGCGATCGAAGTACGGGCCGCGGTAGTACCCGCTCACAGTGTCCGAGTCGATGTTCTGAAAGAGCGTTGGGTTCTCGGTCACCGTGAGGCGCCAGGTCTGATCGACCAGCACGCGACCGGTGTAGTCCTCGGCCCATTCACGCGCCCCCGTTATGAGCTCGAGGATCTGCGCATCGGCATCGGCACTTGCGAACTCTCGAAGGTGCATGCGCACCTGCTCAAGCGTCACCGGCTCGATCTCGGGTTCCGTCACCCGCTCTAGCAGGAACGAGTCGCACTGCTTCACTTGAACCTCACGGGGCCAGCACTACCGCCACCACGGCCACCACCGCTACCGTCACTGCCCGCGTCCTTGCCGGGCCTGCCTTCCTTCACCATCAGCCGCCAGTGGGTCGAGGCGCCCGGCTTCTCCGTCGTCTTCTCGTTGCAGTGCCAGGCCGAGCCGCCCCAGGTCACGACATCGCCGGGCTCGTGCTCTCCCTCGCGCCATACCCCTCGGTAGAGCATCGCCGGGATGCGAATGTCGCGCTGCACAACGTCCTCGCCGCGCACGAACTTGAGCGACAGCGTGCGACCGTCCGCGCCCATTTCGATCTGGATGTCCTCCAGATTGAAGCCGTCGCGGCCGTCCTTGGGCTTGGGCAGAGCCGCGGCGACCTTGTCAGCAGCCTCGCGCACCATGAGGGCCACGGTGTCCGGGTGCACACTCTGGCCGTCCTTGCCGGGGGCGCCGTCCTTGGCTGGCGGGATGGCCTCTACCTGCGCGCAGACCTCGGCCTGCACCATTGAGCGCACTGCGTCCATGTCCGCGTCCTTGCCGGGGGCGCCGGGTTCTCCCGGCTCGCCCTTCTGTGGGGCCGGAATAGCCGCGAGGCGTGCTTCCAATGCGTTGAGGCAAGCGGTGAGCCGGGCCTCGCCATCATCCTTGGCCGCCGCGACCAGCTCGCGCACGGCGCCCAGGTCCGCGTCCTTGCCGGGGGCGCCGGGCTCGCCCCTCTCCGGCGCTGGCATGGCCGTGAGGCGCGCTTCCAGAGCATCCAGGCGAGCAGTCATGGCCGCCTCGGCCTTGGAGACGTAGGACTTCACCGCAGCCACCACGCGCGCCGCATAGGGCGCAAGGTCAGGCTTGGACAAGATCGGCCTCCAGGCCGCGGATGATCAGGTCGGTGAGGGCGGCGGCCATCTCCTCCGCGTCCTCGTCCTCGTCGTCGTTCGCCGCTGGCGGCGCGACCGGCTCGGGCTTGGGCTTCGTGCCGAACGGATCTTCCTGCGCATCGCGCTTGGCCAGAGCCTCAAGGGAGAAGTTCTGCTGCTGGAGATAGGGGTATTTCCCGCCCGGCACCGGAGGAAGGTTCAGCCGCGCGCGCGCCTCGTCCGGTGCCCGGATGCCAGACTTCACGCCCTCGGCGAGCATCGTGATTTGGGCCATCTGGTCCATGCGCAACAGGCCCGAAAGATCGAACTCGGTGTAACGCTTCGTCGGCAACTCCAAGCCGAAGTCGAGCACCGCCTCGGCGGATTCGAGCAGCGCCTGCAGGCAGTCCGAGTAGTACGCTTGATTCAACGCATCGATGCTGCTGCCCGCCGGCACGGGCCCGCCCACCTTGTAGAGCGGCACGTGGAAGGTGCGCGCCACATCCTCGACCGTCCAACGCAGCTGCTCGATGAGTTGCGCCTGCTCGGCCGGGATGGTCATCGCCTCGTACTTCAGGCCCATCCCACCAACCATCGTGCGCCCGACGTTCTTTCCGCTGAAGTTCTCCTCGAACTGCTTTTTGAGGCGGGCCGCGGTCTCGTCGTCGATCTTCCCGGGTGCAGTGAGAACCCCCGAGGGACGGCTCATGTTGTCGAAGAACACGGTGCTATTGGACTGGATGCGCCGCCCCTGCGTCGCCGAGAGACCAGCAGCGTAGATCGGCGAGACGCCCACCAGCGGATGAAACAGGCACACCATGCTGTCGTGAAACATCTCACGGGCCGGCACGATCACCTTCTCGGCAACGCGCGACAGGTTGTCGGGGTCGAGTTCGTAGTAGACATCCCCGCCCTCGGTCACTAGAGGCTTGACGCGCCGCGGATTCAGCACGTAGGCCGACGACACCAGACGGCGCTGCGGTTCGCGTTCCTTCAAAACGTAGGCGTTGCCGTAGAGCAGCTTCGAGACAATCCACTGCTCTATGAACTTCTGCCAGGTCTGATAGTGGTTCGGGCGCCGGAAGAACGCGAGGAAAGGGGATTCCTCGACCTCGCGGCCGATACCGTTCATGGCTTCTTCCATGAGGCGCACGCGCAACTTGGCGATGTCCTGCGCGATGGCCGTCACGCAGGCGAACACCGCCGAGAAGGCCAGAATGTCGCGGCTCGCGTC